GTCACTATGGTTATATCCAATTGCACCTCTTGACGAATCACCACTGTCTCCAAAATCAATACGACACTCGGCAGTTGTGCCAGTGGTTTTTAACATCAATCTAGGTTGTGTTGATGAGCTACATATAATTTCTGCTGCACCATCAGTATTTACACAATCGAGTAAGGCTACTGGATTTGACGTTCCAATACCAACATTTCCTGCATGTGTAAGACGCATAACTTCATCAGCCGTACTTACTGTGGTTGCAGAACCGTTAGCACTGTTTAATGCAAATACGAGATCGCCTCTGTAATGTGCATCATTTTGTGTTTCAACATGAAATATTCCAGCCTTTTCTCTGCCACTAGCATGGTTTTGGGTACTCATTAAGATCCCAACAGTACCGTTGCCAAGAGTAGTATTTCTTACTGATAAAACATTTACATTGGAAGTTGCTGCAATAACATTAGAAGTTGAGGTTGTACTTGAAACATTTAAAGCCGTAAGCGTTCCAAGAGAAGTAATTGCAGATTGAGCAGCATCCGTAACCGTTGCAGCACTTCCAGAAACATTACCTGTAACATTTCCAGTTAGGTTTGCAACAAAGGCACTCGCTGACTTATCCCATAACCCATTTGAACTATCCCCAGTAAAAGTGACATCTCCTGTGAACGTGCCACCAGCAAGAGGCATTTTTGTTGAGTCAGTTGCACTATCAGTTCCCCACTCCAAAGTTGTAGGTGTTGACGCATTAGCCTTAAGAACCTGACCAGCAGTAGGAGCAACAGCAGGAAGAGTAAGTGTTATATCTCCTGTTTGTGCCTGTGCTTTTAATCCTGTGTAATTAGCTCCATCACTATCACCTTCGCTTAGTCTTAATTCTTTTGCATTATCAAGAATCAAGTTGCCTGTCATTGTGCCACCAGCTTTAGGCAAAGCAGCATTAGCTGTTGTAGCAGCAGCATCAGCAGCATCCTTCGCAATCTTTACAGCAGCAGGAGTAGCAGCAGTCGTAGCAGAAGTAGATGTTGCACTATCTGTTAATTGAAGAACACCAACAGCACTTGTCGTTCCAGTAGCAATCTTTGATCCTGTAATTGCAGCCGATCCAGATATATCAGCATCAACAATGACTCCAGCAGCAATGGATGTAAGACCAGCATTATTAATAGATATATCTCCAGTAACGGCTACTGCTGTAGCTACGTTTGATCCGTTACCAACAATAATTTGAGCAGAAGTTAAGGCAGCTAACTTACTAAATGCAATTGCGGCTCCACTAGCTAAGTTTGCATTTACTAAGCTTCCATCAACCATTGTTGATGTAACTGTATTTGTATCTCCACTTGTAATTACCGTTCCAGTTATATCTGGAAAAGTAATAGTTTTGTCAGACGTTGTTGGATCGGCAACTGTTATTGTTGTCTCATAAGCATCAACAGTAGATCCTTCAAATACAAGGCTTCCAGTATTACCAATTAATATCTGACCTGTAACAGTACCACCTGCAAGTGCTAGTTTTTCTGTCTCTAATTCTTGAAGTGCATCTTGTACGTTAGTTGAACTTAATTGACCATAAGGTGTGAAGGTGATATTGCTTGCAACCTGACCAGCTACGGTCTGCGATAAATCGACCTCATGCCAAGATGAACCAGATGTATTTGTAACTCCTAAAATATAATCAGGAGGAGCTAAAGCAACTACTGGTGCTGGAGCACTTGGCGTTCCAGAAGTAGAAACTACAACATAAACACCATCAGTATTTGAACTAGCTGTAGGTAAGTTAGATCCAACTGTTAGACCTGCTGCGATCCCTGCTGTAGTAGCAGCAACCATTTGAGATGTATTAGCGTTATATGTTCCTCCATAGACAAGACTTCCTTTCGTTAAAGTCGTTATTGCTTGCCAAGCTGTTCCATCCCAAATAAACGCATCTTCTGAAACAGTATCAAAGAGTAGTTGACCACTAAATAAAGCAGTTGGATAACCGCTTTGTGCTATTGATTGAAATATTGTCGTTGATGAATTAGACAGTTTAGAACCGTCTATTGAATCAGTACCAATTCTTGCTGCATCTAAACTTCCACTTGTGATTTTTGAAGCTGCTAAATCAGGTATATCTGACGCTGCAAGTGTTGTTCCTGCCGTAGCTACACCTTTATTATTAATCGTTAATTTTGTAAAAGTACCAGCACTAATTCCACTTGTGGATGTTGTTAAATTTCCACTGCCATCAACGGTTAATCCTCCACCAGATGTAATTTGAACTGCACCTTTCGCTGACGTTGTAGCTATTGGGAGATCACTAGCAACTAAAGCTGTAGCTGCTGTAATTTGCCCAGTATTGTTAAAGGTAATTCCTGAAACAGTTGCACCCGTAACGCTGGTACTAAGTGATAAAGCTCCAGCACCAGTAACAGTTAGACCAGAGCCAACAGAAACACCACCAACAGCAGAAGTAGTAGCTACAGGAAGATCACTAGCTGCTAAAGCTACTGTTCCTGTAATTAAACCTTGGGCGTTATAAGTAATACCTGATCTAGTCGCTGCACTAACTACGTTATTTATTCCGAGATTTCCACTAGCTACATTTAATGAACGATCAAGATTAGACGTATTTAGTTTCGCTGGTGTAATAGTTGCATCAGTTATTTTTGTTCCCGAAATTCCACTAGCGACCTTGGCATCTGTGACGGCTGAATTTGCTATAGCTCCAGTATCACAAGCATTATCAGCGAGTTCTGTAGCCGTTACTGAGTTTGCTGCTAACTGAGTTGAAGTTATAGTTCCTGAAACTAATTTTGATCCTTGGATGCTTCCGGCTAATTGTGCGTTAGAAATCGTTCCAGTTAATGATGATGCTGGATAACTTGTTGCATCTGAGAGATCAAGGGCTGGACTTGTATCACTATCACCAAGATTGAAAGTAACGCCACCAATATTGATTGAAGAATTAACTAACTTGGCATTTGCTATCGAACCAGCTAACTGTGCATTTGTAATCGTTCCTGTTAAAGAAGATGTTGGGTAATTAGTTGCACTTGTAAGATTTAAAGCTGGTGTAGCGTTTGTTCCTCCAAGAGATATTGATACTCCACCTAAAGATATTGATGAATTAGCTAATTTATTATTTGCTATTGACCCTGCTAATTGAGCATTGGTTATTGTTCCAGTTAATGATGAAGTCGGATAATTTGTTGCATCAGTCAGATTTAATGCTGGAGTGGCATCTGTACTTCCTAGTGCAAGAGTTAATCCACCAAGACTGATACTTGAATTAGCGAGTTTTGCATTGGTTACGTTGCCATCAGTAATGCTTGCTGTTACTACTGTGTTTGATCCAAGGCTTGCAAGTGCTGTACCTGGAATACTGCCAGCATCTATTAAAGCAACACCCTTTTCTACCAGTGCTTTGGCAGTGACCTTTTTCGTTTCGCTCGCACTAACGTCTACTAAAGGTATTTCATCAGTAGCCGCTATGTTTGTTTCGGCTAACGATGGTAATTGACTGATCTGTAGGTCTGCCATTTGTTATCTACACTTTCGTCTAGTTTAGAGTGCAATACCTACTAAGTTGCGTCATCTTCTAAGAAAAGTTTATTTCCATCTTCTTGTAATAAGTAATCAGTAGATTCTTGTAGTAAATATCCAGGTGTTGCACCAACCTTTAATTGAAACGGTCCAGACGTAATAAAATCAATGCGTGTCTCTACTATTCCTACATTTGGGACTTGTATTGCACAGTTAGTAACTTGACCTTCACATTCATACCAACAGTTATTAACGGACCCTGCTGCTTCTCTAAACAAAAAGAATCGACCATTAAAATCTGCTCCTTGTTGTAATCTCAGTATTAAGCGAGCTAGATAAGCTGAAAATTCTTGATTAGTGCTGTAGTCAGGATCACTTGAAACGTATCTGTATTCCCACTCACACGTCATTGATCCTTGACCTGAAATTCGACCAGCTTCATATTGCTGACGAAATTCACTACCTAATAAATCAACTTGTACTTGCTCCCTACTTGTCGTGAACTCATAGGTTTTGACTCTTGCTAAAGGTCTGTAAGATGTATTTCTTGCCTTTAATAAAACTTCTTTAGCACTAGAAGGTGCTACCAAAGTTAAAGCATTAGTGCTTCCACCAACTACAGCATGATCAAAAGAATTATATAAACGCATCCCACCTACATCGTCTACATGTACGAACCAACTTCCATCTGGATAATTGTGTCCAGAAACTAATTGTAAATTTGATCCATCTTTTGTAGATATTTCAATTTTATCTCCAGTAATAATGCTTCCAGAAGCAAAATCAACTGAAAATCTTTTACGAGTTATATTGACATCA